GGGAGTCATCCTTTGGTGTAAGGATTGATTCAGCCTCGGTACAGAGTTGAAGTAATTTCTCCCTCATCATTTCTGTCATTGAGTTACCAGGAACTTCGATGTCATCGAGGATCATCAGGTCGGCCCTAGAACCGGTCAGCTGCCCAGTTATCCCAACGGATTTGACGGAAGGAGCTTGGTGAGGGGAGCAAAGAATGTCGAAAGAGACGCGGGACCAACGTGAGTCATCAGATTTAGGGCGCATATGCACCAGCCAAGGTGTTTCAATAATTAGTTTCTGTAGAAAGATTGACATGTTATCTGCACGTTCTTTAGATGCAGATATAATCATTATCTTTTTTTCAGCGTCATTAAAAAGCGTCCACAGAACAAAGGCTCCAGTAATCCAGCTTTTTCCCACTCCACGGAAAGCTTGTATTTGAAGACGCTTAGGTCCATGCTGAAGATAGTCTGCGATTGCATATTGTGCACGTGTAGGGTTAGGTAGATCAAGCTCCGCCCACAAGGCTTGTAGGAAGAGCTTAAAATCATTCTTTAACAGTTCTAATGTATCCATCGTTTCTCCACGTTTTAGGGCCATTTGGTTTGTCTAGTAGGTGTTGTTTTACTGTAAAATTAGACCGATCCTTGACAAACAATGGATCGTGTACAAGCGATTCGTATTGTATATCAAACCACCGTTCTTGAGGTAACTCATTCTTGAGTTGGTCAATATAAGTATAACAATGGTCAATATATGCACTATAAAAGTTAGGATCATCTGTATAATCTTTACACCATTCAATCCGCTCCATGCTTTTAATAATATCTTGTTTATTGCGATGCATAAAAGCAAACTGAGCAGTAGGGTGATAAAAGGCTAACTCTAATACAACTTTTAAAAGAAAAGGAGCTTGAACAACTGAATTATCTGGAATGTTAATCGAGTATTCAAGCTCATCAATAAAGATCCGTTTAGTCTGTCGTTCTATAATACGAGCAGCTAGCCGTGAGCCTGCTCTCTGTGGACCTGTAACAATGATAGGGTGGGTCATAGGTACAATCTAGCGTAGAGTAGGTGGAAGGGTGGTTAGAGGGGCTTACAGGGTCTAGTTAGTATCTACCTGTTTTAAATGATTCATCAGTCTGAGTTAGTACGTGATCATCGTCTGGATTAACGTACCTAGGATTAGCTAGGAATTGTTGACGCCGTTCTTTGCTTTCATCACGTTTAATGCGATTACCAACAGCCACTCCAGCACCAGTAAATACAAGAGAGGCTACAGCAGATCCAATTCTAATTCCTGGAATAAGTGTAGCAACATTTGATACACCTGCCAAACCTTGAAAATCACGTTGTAGTGTAGGTAAATCTTTTTTACGTTCTGTAGTTAGTGCTGTATTAATATCTTGAAAATCTTGAGTAGCAACATCTACAGCAATTCTTCTTCCAGTTTCAGCAGCTTGAGCAGGACTTCCACCAGCTAATAAAGTGCTACCAGCACCAGCAACTGCAAGCCCCGCACCAAGTAAGTAATCTTCTTTATCACCTGGAATCCACCTAGCAACACCATTTAATATTCTAACTCCTGGAGAATTTCTTGCTGCAGCTTCAAATACATCAGCTAATTCATCTGCTTTATCAATACCAAGTTGTCTACGTTCTGCTAAAGCTTTTCCACTAGCTTCTGGGTCATACTGACTACCAAATAATTCATCTACAGCTTGTTGTGTTCTTTGCAAATTTGGATCAGCTTCTACAGCTAAAGTGGCTTCCTTTTGCGCTTCCATTTGAGCCAACATTCCAGGACTGCCACCAACGCCATAAACAGCTTCTTCTGCTGTTGTAGCACCTCTAATAGTACGTGTTGGGTTAACATCCATTCCAGAAGGATGCATTACAGGATTTTGAAAATCTTTTACTTCTATACCTTGTCTAACTCTATCTGCTCCAATTCTTTCAGCACCCTGTAATCTGTCTGAATATAAATGCCAAGATCTAAATAAACTTCTAAGATTTTTAGGTATATTACCCCACTCATAACCCTCAGAACGTAAAATATTTCTACCTGATTTACGTTCTTGCTGACTTAATTTTCGTAAAGTATCACCACCAGTACGTTGAGCATAAAGATGATGAATAACATCAGAAATTAATTGCCTTCTGTCAGATGGATTAAAAGACATAGAATCTACCATAACCTTAATTTTAGGGTTTTTAATAGATTGTTTAGCTCCTAAAAGTAAATCTTCAATCGATCTAATTGTTTGTACAAGTTCTTTACCAGTTAAATTCTGAGAACGGGCCATATCTAAAAGCTCATAATAAGCTTCTGGATTAGCAACAAGTTCACCTGAAAAACGTCCAATACGTTTAGGTTCAGAACTACTATAATTACCAGAAGCCTCATAATCATTAATTAGATTTACAGCCCATTCTTCTAGTTTATCTTCTTCTGTTAAAGCCATTAATTAATATACTCCATAATTAAGTGTTCACGGAGTTTATTAACTCCAAATTTAGCTCTCATCCATTTTAGGACGTGAGTACTTCCTTTTTCCTGATTACATTGTGTGCAGGCGCATACAACATTTGTTGCGACATCCCTTCCACCGCGAGAGCGAGGGTGAACATGATCGATAGATAGGTTACTAAGGTCATAAGTTTTTCCGCAATAAATGCAAGTGTGGTCAAAATGTTCCTTAATAGAGCGCCTCCACAGGCGCTTGGCTTCTGGAGAGGTCATAGCTATTAAGTTGAAAAGGTAATCGTCAGGAGTTGGAAGTAATGGGGTCATGCTCGGCCTTTACGTGCTCGGTTTTTAGATGCTTTTTCAAGGAATGTTTTACCATTCTTTTTGTGTGATACATCTTTACCGTCACCATTGCCATAGGTACCCCGTTTTCTGTTTTCTTTGTTTAATGCAGATCGTTTCTTGATCTGTAGTTTAGATGAGTCGTACCGTTTTTGATACGACTTATAGTTACCGTTAGCGTATTTAGCACCGCTGTGTTTAGACGTGCGAGCCATGTAGCCTCCGTTGTACTAACTCAGGGTTAACCTGTGGCATCACTGCTGCCAGTTTAGACAGTGGGCTACCTTCTAGGGCAACACCACTGATGTCATTAGTCTTGAGCCAGTCGCAAGCTGCTTTAAGATCAGCTGTAGAAGCCTCACCCGCTTTAATACGGGTAAGAAACTCCTTTGTAACTAGATTATGCAGCTCGTTAAACTGGTCTTCTGTAGCTTTTTTCTTAGGCATTTCTAAGTACGATTTGGTCTAGTTTACCTTCGATACGTATCATGTGATCTTCCATACGGTCAATCATTGACTTGAGTTCTGATTTAGAAACGTAATCCTGAGCAACAGTCAGTTCTACGTGGTCAATACGACGATCAAGGCTACTGATACGTTCATGTACGCTATTAATCCGTTGGTGTAGTCTGTTGTTCAGTGTTGCTCCCGCTGCTACTACTGCTATCGAGAGACTTACTATCGCTTCTATCATTTAAGGATACGATTGGTATGATGTCATGACACAACACTTCTACTCTGCTACCGGGTCTAAAAGTAAAACCGGCTTTCATAATCTCTGTACATTTCAATGCACGCACCATCTCGTAGTTAAGACGCATCTTCTGTTCGTGTCGTTTAGCAATCTGTTTGCACTGCTCAATCATGCCACCGTCAAGTGGAATCATAAAGTTGATCTGTGCACCGTAATTATTAGACCGAACATAACCATCAGACTCCATAGGTATCGTATCGTTGCCCATATAGAACGGGCTAAACGTCATTGTTGATCCATTACAAGAACTGTTGGCTCCAAAGAATTGTCGTGATGGTGCACCATTGTTCTGGAACTGCACAGCCTGATTAGTAACATTTCCCGTTGCGGCTGCAACTGGGTTAGATGTATTTTGTACTTCAGGTTCTGCAAATGCAGGTGTTACTGCGAGAAGATAGAAAGCGATGTAGTAGTAGAAGTTTGGTCGATGCTTTCTGTGATATCGATTGTTTCCACTACGCCTGCTGATCGTGTTGTCAGCTCTAGAGTCCAGGGGTCTCCAGCCGTAGTTACGGAAAATGTTGTACTTTCTCCAGCGATATCGGAACTGGGTGTAACGTTTGAACCACTCCATGATGAATAATCACCACCCATAACTTCTTGTTCGATAGTTCGTTCAATGTCAACCGTGGTGGTAGTAGTCGATTGCATTGACCCCTGGGTAAACTGTGGGGTTACAGTTTGTGCTGCAGCCGGTGCTGCTAAAAAAAGTAGCAATAAAAACTTTTTCATTCCTTTTTTTCGCGTGTAATTGAGAAAGTTGCTAAAGTGCCGCTAAGAATACTTGCGACATAAGTTGGATCCATCTTTTCCATCCAGCCAGCATAAGAAGCTGTTAATAATCCGGCTGACCAGACTAATACTAAGAATTTGATGATGCCTTCTTTTTTGTTATCTTTGTCCATGCTTGTTTAAGAATGGGTTTCATAGCAGTTACAGTCCATTTAAAGACTGCTGTTGCTGTAAGGGTGGCTGCAACAGACACGGTGGCAGTAGTACCAGCCGTGACAAGTATTTCGTTAGACGGGAGAGGCATCGTGACATCCGTAAATGGTATGTCTATCTCTCGTGTGTCTTTAGGTATAGGTATGTCCGGCATTTTAACCGGAGGTGGTTTAGGTTTTGGTTTCTCTTTGTCGGACTCTGTAGTTCCTTTGACTCCCGGAGGTGGTCTGAGGTCGCTAGGAGGCACCACAAGCGGTCTGTATGAAGGCAAATCCGCTCGTGGGACATCTAGTACCGGACGGGGTAGAAGAAGGGGCTCAGGGAGCCGTATAGACGGTAGTACCGGTGGCTCACCTAAATCCATTACTTGCTAGGGAATAGTCCGTTACGGATAAACTCCACAGCTTTATCATCTACATCGTTATCAGTAGACTCAGCCAGTTTGGTCAACATATCTACGATGAGAAGCTTGACCTTTTGAGATTGAAGAAAAGAAAAGAGAATTGGACGGATAAGTGTAATCATGATTATTCAGTAGGGAGGACAGCATTACCAGCGGTAATTGCAGTGTTAAATGGGGCAAGATCTTCTGTAGTCCAGTAATCCTTAGCTACCATTAGTTGAAGATGCTCAACATTCCGGCGAACAGTGTCAACTTGATCAGCGTCACGTGCAGACAGAGCAACAAGTTCGTTGATCACGGTAACGCTGTCACCAGCAGCACTGTAGTTTTGTGCGATTTCTTCAGCAGTTAAAGTCATAATGTGTATGTTTTTAAAGAGTAATTATTAGATGCCTGCAGCATCAAGTCTAGCCTTGAGCGCAGTATTTTCTGCAGACAGTTCCTGCACCGAATTAACAAGGTGCCAGAGAATTTCATCCGTACCGACTACAGCCAAAGTGCCGTTTTCACGAGTTGATACCCAGCTTGAACGAACGCCTTGCAGTTCTTGAGCGATAACGCCAATCTGAGTACCTGTTCTTGGTACTGCATCTCTAGAATCAACTTCTCCATCAGTTTCAATTTCCTCAGCAGTTTTGTACTCAAAATTCTTAACTGCAATTTGGTTGATTACTGAAAGACCTTCATTGTTGTCAGCAATGTTCTTTTTGATTCTGCGGTCAGATGTTGTACTCCAGGTTGTAGTGTTGCCACCGTGATAAACGCCTGAGTATGAGCTAACATAAAATGTGTTAGACCCTTTGCCTGTAATACTTGGTCCAAGAACTACGGAATTGGAGTGAAAATTAGCACCTACATCAGCACTAAAACCAATGCAAACGTTACCAGAGCCAGTCGTGGTTGAGACACCCGCACTTTTGCCTAATGCAGTGTTATTAGCACCAGTAGTGTTGTTATAAAGAGCACTTAAACCGACAGCAGTGTTGTTACTAGAGGTAGTGGTGTTAAAAAGAGCCTGTTTTCCTAGGGCTGCGTTGCTGTGACCCGTTGTGGCGTTATAGAGAGATTGATATCCAACAGAAGTGTTGTCGCTTGCGGTGGTGCTGGCATAGAGAGCCCCGTATCCGTGTGCTGCGTTATTAGAACCAGTGGTGTTTGACCGCAGGGAGATTCGTCCAGTAGCTGTGTTATAAGAACCAGTGGTGTTTAACTGGAGAGCGTTGTATCCGTCAGCTGTGTTGTAATTTCCAGTGGTGTTGGAGCGGAGAGAATCCCGACCGACTGCGGTGTTCTGGGTGCCAGTGGTGTTCAGGTAGAGAGCTTGGTATCCAGAGGCTGTGTTGCTAGAGCCAGTGGTGTTGCTAGTGAGAGCTTCATTCCCGAAAGCAGCGTTGGCAAGACCAGTGGTGTTGGCATATAAAGCGTTAAATCCGTTAGCTGTGTTGTAACTACCAGTAGTGTTGCTATATAGAGATTGGGATCCGTTAGCTACGTTTCGCTGTCCAGTGGTATTGGAAAAGATGGCTCGGTATCCACTAGCTGTATTTTCAACGCCAGTGGTATTTGCTTGGAGAGCACTGGCTCCGGTAGCTGTGTTTAGATTACCAGTAGTGTTGGCTTCAAGTGCTTCATATCCAACAGCAACGTTATAACTAGCAGTGGTATTTGAAGTTAGTGCTTCATACCCGATCGCGGTATTGTATGCGCCTTGAGTATTAGCGTCTAATGCAAGACTGCCGAAAGCAGAATTTCTTGCACCAGTGGTGTTTTCCTCTAACGCTTCAAAACCAACAGCAGTGTTACTAGCACCTGTATTTTGCTCTAAAGAAGCGTACCCTACAGCGGTATTTTGACCAGAGGTTGTATTAGAACTTAGAGCAAGACCACCAACAGCAGTGTTCCCATGTGCAGTGGTATTAGCTGTCAAAGCGTTCATACCAACAGCAGTATTAGAGTCTCCTGAGGTGCTTGCGTCTAACGCATTTGCACCGACAGCTACGTTGTTAGAGCCACTGGTGTTTGCAGTCAGAGCCTCATCACCAATCGCCGTATTATTTGCGCCTGAAGTATTGGCATCCAGTGCGTTGTTGCCAACAACCGTGTTCGTCGCAACGTCACCCGCTCCACGGCCAACGTTTACACCGTCAAACGTGACGTTTCCCGAGCTATCAATATCAATTCCGCCATCAGTCGAGGCTGTATTTTCAATCCTATTAACTTTCATCTTACTCATGATGTTGCCTCCAATGCTGCGACTTTGGTTTTTAGAGTTTCGATTTGGGTGTTCTGTTCTGCAACAGCACCAAGCAACTTCATCACAAGGATGTCATGGTTAATAGCTTTATAGCTGTCGTCTAACTCTTCGTAGGTAGCAGGGGTAACGACACCTTCTGCATCAGTAGTTTCAGGTGTTAGCTCTGCACCTTGCTTAGTGCGAGGTACGGTATAGGTCAGAGAAGGACAAACTTTTTCAGCTTCCTGTGCAACTAAACCAAGGAAACGTTTTGCACGTAATTCTTCGTTAAGCGGTGCGTCATCCTTCCAGTCCCAGTTTTTAAGTTGTGAACCAAGAGCTACTGTATCTACAAGCTGTGAGGTTGCATCAGTAATGTTTTCTTTGAATTTGATGTCAGAAACATTACCGGCAGTGATATTGCCAGAGAAGGTGGCGTTACCATCAGCTCTAATCTGAGTTGTTGTGGCACTATTCAGTTGCCCCATAAGAACCGCATTAGTAGCCACTGATCTATCAACTTTTACTCGACCACGAAACTCGGTGCTGCCGTCTCCATAAATTCTGGAAGACACAGTACCGTTTGTCTGTAATCCTCTCCAAAGTTCGATAGAGTCACTGTCACTACGCTGAGCAACATAATCGCGCCCAGTAATAAGTCCAGCAAACGTGACGTTGCCGGATTTTTGGATAAGTGTGGTTTGCGTCCCGTTATCCTGTCCTTCTAAGATGTAATCTCCAGCGTCTGCGCGGTTTACCTGTATATAGCTGGAAGCTTTTACTGTCCCACCAAACTCGGCGCTGCCGTCAGCAAAAAGTGAGACTTTATTGACACCACTCTGTCTACCATAAAAAACAGCACCTGATGTACGGTCAGAAATAAAGGAGCCCCCGATTGATACATCATCTGCAAATGTGGCGCTGCCGTTGGCTTTGATTTGTACCTTTTCAA